TAAGAAGGATCCAAAAGAGAATCAGATCTCCTAACATCCTGCTCAGTCTGGACATACTCAGACATTGCACGTCTCTCACGACGTGGGCTTACAACCCGCGTAGATGGCCTGGAAGGGTCATCTTGAGGGAGAGCGATCTTGCTAAACATCAACGTAAGTTGACGAATGGCAAAAATTGCTTCAATGTCTGGTTCATCCAGCAACGTGCCACTACAAGAATCGAACACACGTCCAAGGAAACCTCGTAGAAATACGGGGAGACCAGTAAGACGTCCACGGCCAAAGGCCGGAACGTCCGAAGGGACGACGAAACCTTGATCAAGCCATCTTTGGAACGACTTGCCAAGGTCCGCCAGGGTTATCGCCAAAAACGATAGCCCCTCGTGTTCGGTTCGACTCTCGACAGTTTTTATGTCGAGAGTGGCGCTAGTGCAACATCGTACGGCCATTTCAGATGCCGTACAGGACCAGAGTGACGTCAGGCTTTTCACTGTCCCTCCTTATCAGAGGTGGCAGATCCCTAGCTCTGTCGTCAAGCCACGATCAACGCCGATCTCCCGATTAAGGGTCATCGACAAAGATCGAGTTCACAAGCAAGTTATGGACACAGATGTTGTGCCCATACGAGCTTATCACTCAACCAGAAAACCGCATTGACAAGAGCCACAACGGTAACAAGAAGCTTTTTGCTAAATGTCACCTGTGGTTCGTCAGTGCGACGCCTACCATATCCCTTTCTACGGGAAGATAGGTGATAATGGCCATAGGGCAAGACTTCCTTCTCAGGAATCTTGTCGTGGCCATTGTTTTCAGTTGACACCCGAAATCACGAAGCTGTAGTCTCAGTGCCACGAGTCGTAATTATTACGACTCGCCACCGAGCAGCTTGGTGATCAGGGCGTCCGAAGACGCAGTGAACATGGACTTGAAGCCCGTGTACACTGCGAGCGCCTCCGCGTTCGTGTAACCGGCAGGGGGGAGGTCGAAGACCATGTAGTTTGACATGGAAACTTTGACGTTCTCCGCAGGCCGGAACGGATCGGAGGTGATCTTCGAAGTGTCGATCCGCAGCAACCGTCGCGTCCGCTTGCCCACATCGTGGCTTGCGGTAACGACGATCAGGCCATCGGCGCTGGTGTAGACACTCTCATCCTCTTCCACGCTTGTGCGTGGGAGGCTGACAGCGCTCGCCGGCGCGATGGTCACGGACAACGGATCGGTGAACGACATGAGCATCACTCCTAGGAGCCCGGTTAGACTCCCATTGGCGTTTTGACGCAGAAAAGAACATCACTTATCTCCACTTGGTCAAACCAAGGGCAATAAGTATGGCTTTTTGTAGGCCGGACAAACCGTCCCACTGGTAGCCGAACCCATAGGGTGTTGCCTTCCGCCGTTGTTTCACTTCAGAAATGAAGGAAATAGACGGAGGGAATACATCCCGCGACTGAAAAGCCGTAGGAGGTAGATATGTATAGGTATACTTTGAAACAGTATGTTCCATTATATACCCGTACACCAACACCTGGTTATCGATGATCCATGCATCGAGGTTCTTAAGAACATCGCCTGCATTGGTGAACCAATCGATACCCCAGCTCCACGGGGTAAGGTTCCAGACAGCTGTAGGTGTAAGTCTTACACCTAGAAGCTTTTTAGCTTCAATTACCTGTCTGGCCATCCGATCTCTGGTGTTACCACCAGAAGGGATGTAGTACGTGAAAGCGCCGGAAAACCAGCACTTACGCGTCTGCTCCCAAGTTCGGATAACCTTTCCCGTTGCGATTGCTCCACTAACATACATGACGCTACTACTGGGCGAGAACCAAGGGTTCGCGGGATCAGCAATAACCGTGTAATCAGTGGAGACCTCGTCTGGGAAGCCATAAGACCTCCGTACCACTTTGCCTGAATCACGCTCATACTGTGAAATCACAGAATCAGAGTGGGTGATACTCTTGGAAAGATCCTTGAGATCACCGACAAAGGGTACCCAACCAAATTGATAGTTGAGAAATTCGTGCCCAAGAGACTTACGAGCCTCTCGGGGTGACGAATGACGGAGCTTAGACAAAGCTCCGCCGACAACCTTCGGGATACCATCCTGAAGGAGCTCACCTAGAAATGTGGTTAGATCGGAGGTAGGGTTTGTTGGAGAACACCGAGAGATAGCAGTCGCCCCTCTCTCATCAAGATCGTCGTTAGACGAATTGATGAAGGGAGGAAACGACATACGCTCATCATTCGGTGCAAGAGGAAGGAAGAGACCACTATAAGTGGCCCTTGCAAACCTCTTATCATCAGGAAAAGCATTGAAGGGCTTTTCGCCTTTCAAATATCTTTGACCTGAATCGGAAAATTCGACATATCGTTTAGACATGAAGAAATTTCCACCAACATCCCTGATAGAACGACCATCTGAAAGATGACCGTTCCAATCCGGATGGCTTTCTGACACAGTGATCTGTGTCCCCTTCATGGAGGACTTGGCAAAAGTGTGGTCAACGACATCGGTGGTTACATCACCATCGAGGCCGGGGCCATCACTCCAAGTCCGCAAGGTGCTTATAGAAACACCAGGCGGTGGAATGGATCTCTTACGAGTTCCAATAACCATACCTCCTTAAGGGCCAGAAAGCTACATGTATAGAACCCCCTCATAAAGGGCTCTGGTTCGAGATAGCTAAGCTATCTCATCACTCTCAACACGAGAGTTCTCGAGACACAACCTGCGGACAGTCGCCCAATGGATTGAATCCATTGAGAAGACAAATTCTACAAGATAGGAGTTGAGAGTTTTACCCCTCAAATCCTTAGTAGAAGTCCGAGTGAATCCAAAAGCCTTGTC